GCTCCATCAGCTTCAAGGACAGCTCCGGCGTCGTGGCCGCAGTCTCGTCCACCCGCAGCTGGAGCTTCACCATCAACAAAGACACTCTGGACGTAACCGACCAAGGTTCGACCAGCCGTGAATTCATTGGCAGCCTCCTCTCTGGAAGCGGCAGCGCCGAAGTCATGTACACCGCCCCCGGCTCGGGCGAAACCCTCAACTTCATCGACGACGTCCTGACCACCAAGGACCAAACCGACGCCCAATTCGAACTCTTCTTGGACACCTCCGGCACCAAGAAAATCACCTTCACCGGCATCATCACCAGCGCTGACTACAGCGCAACCGTCGGCGAACTGGAAGTCATCACCGTCAACTTCATCAGCTCTGGCACAATCACCGCCTCCATCTAATAACTAAACACCCCTCGACTTAGGCCGTAGACTGGAGCAAAGCACCCCGCTCCAGCTATGGCCTTTTTTCGTGGCGAAGAGGGCTCCGTCAAATTCGAAAACGACGGCTCCAGCACCGTTACTCTTGCCTCCACCCGCAGTTGGTCCCTGACCATCAACAAGGACACGCTCGACACCACTGATCACGGCTCCACCAGCCGCGAATTCGTGGGCGGCCTCATCTCCGGCTCGGGCACCGTCGAGCTGATGTACACGGCCTCCAGCGCCGACGAAACCGCCGCCTTCCTGCAAGACGTCCTTACCACCGAAGATAGCGCCAACGCTGCCTTCGAACTGTTCCTAGACACCAGCGGCGGCAAAAAGATCGCCTTCTCGGGCATCATCACCAGCGCCGACTTCAGCGCCACGGTGGGTGAACTCGAAGTGGTCACCTGCAACTTCATCACCAGCGGCGCCATCACCGCCTCCATCTAACCGGCTGGAGCCATGACTATCCAAACAGTCACCGGCAGCTGCCTCCACATCGAAATTGATGGCGAGGAAGGTATCACGCACGCTACCTTCGTGTTCAAAACCCCCTCCGTCCCCGACACCCTGGGCAACTTCATCAAAATGCTTGCCCTCGGCATCGAAGTGCTGGTGCCCATCGAAGATCCCGATGACGAGGAAGACGACGATGATTGAATACCGCGGCGAAAAATTCGACGGTTATAACAAACCCAAACGCACTCCAAAACACCCCAATAAATCACACGCCGTCCTCGCAAAAGAAAACGGCGAAGTAAAACTTATCCGCTTCGGACAACAAGGCGTCTCCGGCTCCCCCAAAACCGCTGGAGAATCCGAAGCCGACCGCAAACGCCGTGAAGCGTTCAAAGCTAGGCACGCGGCTAACATCAAGAAAGGAAAAATGTCAGCCGCTTACTGGGCGGATCGCACCAAGTGGTGACTAAATGACCTACGCAGTACCCGGCCAATTCCCCACCCACATCGTCGCCACGACGTACCAGAACGGTGGCGACAGCCCCTTCATTCGCACAGCCGCCGTGCTGGACATGATGAAAGGCTGGGAAATCATGAAAGCCGTCACCCGCGGCACCGAGTACCTGCGCGAAAACAGCGAAGCCTTCCTCCCACTGGAACCCCGAGAGGACTACCGGGCCTACATGAGCCGCGTCAACCGCGCCGTCTTCTCGCCTTACACCCAACGCCTGATTCGCGCCGCCGCTGGCCTCATCCTCCGCAAACCCATCGCCCTCGAAGGCGACCCCTACTGGCGCGAAGTCTTCGCCCGCGACGTTGACGGCTGTGGCTCCGACCTCGACGAATACGCCCGCCGCCTTTTGATCTGCAGCTTGACCTACGGCCAAGCCCACACTCTGATCGACTTCCCAGCCCCCACCGAAATCCGCAGCCTCGCCGAAGAACGCGCCCTGGGCCGCCGCCCCTACTGGGTCGAAGTAGACCCCTACAACATCTACGGCTGGCGCTTGGACCGCGACGCCGCCTACGGCACCCTCACTCAAGTCCGCATCTACGAAAAAGCGATAGTCCCCGAGGGCCGCTTTGGCGAAAAAACCTACGAACAAATCCGCGTCATCGAACCCGGTCGCTACGAGGTCTACCGCCAAAAACAAGCCATCAAACCCCTCGGCCCCGGCTTCATGGAGCCCAACGCCCAAAGCGGCGACTACGAACTCATCGACACCGGCACCTACAGCCTCAACCAAATCCCCCTGGTGACCACCTATTCCAACAAGGTGGACACCATGATCAGCCGCCCACCGCTGATCGACATCGCCTACCTAAACCTGGCCCACTTCCAGCGCCAAGCTGACCTAATCCACAGCCTCCACATCGCCTCCCAACCGATGCTCGTCCTTGAGGGCTGGGACGACCAAACCAAGGACATGGCCATCAGCGTCAACTACGCGATGGCCACCGCCCCCGGCAACAAGGTCTACTACGTGGAGCCCGCTTCCAGCGCCTTTGAAGCCCAATCCAACGAGATCAAAGAACTCCAGCAACAAATGGCCACGCTCGGCATCAGCACGCTGAGCCAGCAAAAATTTGTCGCCGAATCTGCCGACGCTCGCCGCCTCGACCGCGTCGATACCAACTCCATGCTGGCCTCCGTCAGCCTCGACCTCGAACAAACCCTCCAAAAGGCTTTTGACTTCGCTGGCGCTTACCTCGGCATCGAACCCCCCGAAGTCAGCATTAGCCGCGACTTCGACATCGACCGCCTGATCGGCCAAGACGTCACCGCCATCACCGCCCTCTTCGACAAGGGCGTCATCACCCTCGAAGAAGTCCGCGCCATCCTTACCCAAGGCGAAATCCTCCCTTCGATGGAACTCGGCAGCCTCCCCTCCGAAGAACCTGGCGAAGTCGAAGAGGACTCCGACATTGAAGAATCTCCGGCGGAAGAGAACACAGAGCCGGTTTAGTTCTTTTGTTGTATACTACAAAAGTAGTTGATACTTTTGGCAGTGAAAACACTTGCTGAAGTCATCCAACCCGACGGCTCCACTCGCTGGGAGATGGTCGAACTGGATGAAGCGGCACAGGCTAAGCCGGAACCGCCCGCCGAAGACAAGCCAAAGCGCACCCGCAAAGCCACCGCCGAACCCGCTTCTTACGAAGCCCCCGAAACCACCGAAACCCCAGAGTTCTAATTCATGGAAGAGCAAGTCATCCAGGAAACGCCCGTGGCGTCTCCTACCCAGCCCGTGGCTGGAACCGACGCTCCACAACTTGATTTCCGAGCCGAGTATGAGGCTCAAATCAACGCCCTAAAAAACCAAGCCGTCGAAGCTGAGGAACGTTTCCAAGGCATCAAGCTAAAACTCGACGAGGTCTACAAAAAACAGGACGAACAGCGTAAAAAGACGCTGGAAGACCAAGGCCAGTGGAAGGACCTCTGGGAAGAGGCCAACCGCACCGCACAGGAAAAGGACCAACAAATCCTCGACCTGCAAAAACAGCTGGAGGACTTGCGCCAGTCCAACGAAAACGCCGCCATTCGTACACGCGCAATGGCCGCAATCAGCCAAGCCGGCGCTATTAACGCCGAGCAAATGCTGCAACTGGTGCAGAACAACCTTCGCAAAAACGATTCAGGCGCCGTCGTCGTGCTCAACGGCGGTGTAGAGCAGGATCTCACGACCTATCTAGCCACCCTGAAAGCCCCTGGTTCGGGCTACGAGCACCACTTCAAACCCAGCTCCGCCGCTGGAATGGGCGCCAAACCCGTTCCCGTCGGAGTTGCCTCGACTGGAGTAGCAAACCCCTGGAAAGAAGGTTCAATCAACCTTACCCAGCAGATGCTAATTTCTAGTCAAGACCCTGATCTCGCAGCTGTGCTGAAGAGAGAAGCAGGACTCTAAATTGCGTCTGTGGCGCTTCACCTAGTCCGTGACTAGGACCCCGCAAACCCCCAACCCTGGTACTAAGAAATGGCCGCACCATTTCAGAACTATTCCGGCGGTGTCCTTCTTGCGGACATCGTCAAGCGCAATAACCTCAGCACCTATGTGTCTGAGGCCATCAAAGAGCGCAGCCTCTTCCTGAAGAGCGGCGCTGTGGTTCGCAACAGCCTGCTGGATGCCCGCGAAGGCGGCACCCGCATCCAAGTCCCCGAATTCAACCCCGTGTCTCCTACCGAGGAGATCATGAACGGGACGGCCACCTGGGGCACCAGCAACGCCGGTTATCTGACCCCTCAGAAGATCGGCACCGCCACCCAGATCGCCACCATCTGCCACCGTGGTTTCGCGTATGCAGTGGACGACGTGGCAATGCTGGCCGCCGGTGAAGACCCCATGCTTCACATCCGTAACCAGCTGGCCGACGCCATCAACAAACTGAGCAGCCAGCGTCTGTTCAGCCACCTCTATGGCCTGTTTGGTGCCTCCGACACCAACAACGGTCCTCTGGGCGCCAACGGCATGTATAAGGGCAAGGGCACCGCTTCTGGTGCTACCGAAGCCAACTTCCTGACCGGCGCCACCATCGCTGAAGCCCGCGCCAAGCTGGGCGAGCGCGGCGATGAGCTGGACACCTTGGTTGTTCACCCCTCCGTGGGTTACTACCTGTATCAGGTGGGTCTGCTGACCTTCTCGACCTCG